CAGGTGGTATAAATTTTTAGAATTTAACCACCTCGTCAAACCGTTGATCTTAAAAGGCTAAGCAACCAGAAGTAACTGAAAAATATCAAAAACAAGCGTCGTAATATACACTAAATATACGTTTAATATACAAGCTAAATAACTAATTTATCAATCGTATCAATTAGTTGTTTGATGTTTTTGTGGGTATATGTCTTTTCAGTGATATCGCCAGTAGCATGTCCGAGAATCCTTTTGACTGATGTTCTGTTCACATCTAATTCATCCATCAAACTGGCAAATGTGTGTCTTGTATCGTGTGGCAGATGTTCCATATTTAAAACCTCCATCAATCCATCCCATCTATGTCTATAAGTTTGATACGATACCTTTTTGGAGTTTTCCATAATTAAATATTTCTTACTCTGATCAAACCTGTCTTCTATTAGTGGAAGTATTTTTTTGTGTATAGGTATTAGTCTGTCTTTTCCTGATTCCGTTTTGCTGCCACCAATAAAATAACGTTTGTCTAAATGCACGTTCTCGTTTTTAACATTTAACAATTCACTGATGCGCAGCCCGGTATAAATTAAAATGAGGATTGTATCCACGTAATCATGATCGTCAACATTCTTCCATAGTGTGGATATTTCTTCATCTGAGAATGGCACCCTATTTTTCTGGTTTCCTTCTTTACGTATTTTGACAAATTGAGCATAGTTTTTGTTGACTATATCATTTTCCATAGCGAACTTAAACATTTGATTATACAATTTCAGCATATTAGCTTTAGTACTATCGCCTTTTTTACAATTATCTATCGTAGACTGCAACTTAGGCTTTTTTAGATTGATAAACTTTTCGTTATGAATAGGTTCTGAATGGTTAAATCCTTGTTGATAACAATATTTATTAGCTTTAGATTCATTTTCAGCCGTTTTACCGAATTTATCCTTGTAAAACATATAGTATAATTGTTCGAACGTAACCTTTTGCATATCTATGTCATATGGAGTCTCATTATAATCAGCTAATGCCTTATATGCTTCAGGACTAGTTTTGTAATAACCCAAATAAGCATATTTCTGAGTCCCGTTCTGATGATATCCGGTAGTTATTCTTGCAGCATAAGGTTTGCGCCTGTTTTTCCCTAAATTTACAACTCCACCGTATCCATTAGGATTTCTCATTACAAATCACCTTCATCTTCTAAAAAATATTTAGGAACTTCCTTATAAGCAACAATTTCCCCAACTAATTCCCCTTCATCATTAAAATAGATCGAATCATAAACAGGAAGCACAGCTACATCTTCCATATCTTTCTGTTTTCTTTTCTCTTCTAAAGATGTGATTTTCATAATGACCCCCCTTTTAAGAATGTATGTTCTATTTGAAAGTATAATAGAAGACGTACCTAAATACGCCCTCAGTTGATTATTTAATTTTTATAAATCTAGTAACTGCTTTTTCTTTTGATTGTATTCTTCTACAATAGTTGTTCTAATAGATACAATTTATTCATCATCTGACAAAGTCGCATTCATGAACATGATAGTTATGCCCATTTCAGGCAACTGTTCATCTGTGTGAAATGATATTGTATAATCATCGGCAAAATACATACCTGCATGATTAGGTAAAGCTTTTTCAAATTCGTCGCCTAATTCTTCCAAGTCAAGATCCAAAGCAGTAGCAACATGAAACATTGCATATAAACCATTACCTTTTAGTTCTCGGTAAGGCTGATCATCAGGAATGACAACTATATAAGAATTTATTTCTCCATCTTCTTGATAATTAGCTATAATGATATATTCATCAGAACTGTATAATGTTTGTGAGTAACCATTTTCAGATTCTTCAGCTGGTTGGATTTCTTCAATCAAATCAATATCATCTTCCAAAGAAGCAAGTTGATTGAAACTCTCAACGAATTCCTTCACTTCATCGCTATAAATTTCAATTTCTTCATTTTCAGATTGTTCCCCCCCATCATCTTTCACTTCTGTATCCTCTGCTTCGGTTCCTGTATACATAAAACCAACTATGACAGTTGCTTCTTCATCCATTTCTTCAATGTTGTGCATGACTGAGATGTCGTAAGCATTTTCTCTATAAGAATGCGATGAACTTTCGGTTCCTATTTGTATTTCATTTTCTAAAGCCTCGCGATCAAGACCTAATACTTCAGCAACTGTATATGTCGCTGAATATCTGTTCTCTCCATGTACATTATGTGATGTCACGGCATACCCGGTTGGTCCATTGCTATCATCATACACTGCTGTTATCGTATACCTAGCCGATGAATAAATTATTCGGGAATACCCTCTCTGTTGTTCTTCTAAATCACCAACATCACTTACCTCAATCTTTTCAAGAGCGCTTACACTAGAAGCTATACTATTAAAATCACTTATAAATTCAAGTAAATCATTATCCAAATCACTTTCTTCTTCAATTTCTCCGGCGGATACCTCTTCGGTGTCATTCGATGATTCAAGTTCTGTATTTTCGTTACCAGAGGCATTATCATTACAAGCCACCAAAAATAACATCATCCCAATTAAAAAAAATAACCATTTCTTCAAAAAAAATCGACCCCTCAATTAATTAATATCTATATTAAAACAGCACAACTGTTATTATGTCTATATATACTCAAGAACTTTTGTTCTTTATTAAAGAAATATACCTAATTTAAAATTAAAATTTTTTGAGGTGTATCACCTCATCTGGCACTCCATAAATGCCGCCGATTTCTTTAATGGTTAAATTTGTATCCTCATACTGACAAATAGATTCGTCTGACAATAGTAATTCTACAGCAAATCGATTAGCTTCCTGTTCAATCTTATCAACAGAAAGAAGTGTATTACTTCGTAAGAAAGGTGTATTAGTATCAGGATGTAATTCAACGTGTGCTAATTCATGTGCACAGGTAAACTTTTTAATAGGCTCATTCAATTTAGAATTGAGAAAAATAAACTTATTCCTTCTTATATACTTATAAAAACCATAAATTTCTTCATCCATATCCCTTTCAACAAGAATTATGTCTTTTGCAGCAATTATCTCGAACGGATCGTTAGTTTTATATTTTTTTGTTATGCCCTCTACAGTGTCCTTAATCCACATTTATAGACCCCCTGGTAAGTTACTGTTTCTTTTTGTGTTTATTCGGGGCGTATTTTTTGTTTATTCTGGTAGCTTGTCTTTCAGCGTATTCTAAAGCCTCTAATAAAGATTCTTTTGCATCTTCACTCATCGGTTCGCCCATAAAATTTAATCCATCTTCCCCAGTTCCTTCTTCTAAATCTTTTCTAATTTTCTCCATACGTTTAGCAATATCTAGCTCGTCTTTATCTGTTAAACGTTCGTAAGCTTGTTTGTATTCGTTAATTTTGTCGTCTTGCGAATACCCAGCAGCGTCCATGAATATACCGAATGGGACATCTAAAGCATCCGATAATTTTCGTAGATTTTCAACTTTAGGAGCCTTCCTTTTTCCATTTTCAATCCTAGATAATTGTGCCGCGCTAATCCCGGTATAAAGAGAAAGTTGATTAATTGTATAGCCTTTTGAATTTCTTTTGTCTTTTAAAAATTCACCAAAATTGGTAGTCATAACTTTATCTCCTAGTAATAACAAATTATATTACCTCCAATTCTAAAAGAGTTATTGCCAAAAGGGAATAATTTTCAAAGAAATTATAAAAAAAGTGTTGCCAAAAGGTAAAATAGGTGCTATATTATTACCATAAGGTAATTACCAAAAGGTAAAGGAGGCGACAACATGACCCAATCTAACGTGATTAAAGTAAAAACAGATTTTCTCCGCCAGCACTTGGATGATAACAATTTATCAGAAAAAGAATTTGCTGAAATAATCGGTGTATCGCATAGCACTGTTAACCGAATACTGAACGGCAAAAGACATCCAGGGGGAAAATTTGTTACAGGCGTTTTATCGAACTTTAACAGCTTATCATTTGATGAAGTATTTTCTTATGATATTTCATTACCAAAAGGTAATGATAAACAAATCGTATAGGAGGAACTAGAATGAAACGTGCTCTTAATGCAGCTCATAAATTAAATGAAAAATACCGCATGATTTCCATGGATCTTGATCAAGTGAACACTCACGAAGATGTATTATTTCAAGCTAAATCAGAAATCGATATGATCAGTTTTGATTGCGACGACTATCTTATCAATCAGTTAGAAGATGAAGGCAAGTCAGAAAAGCAAATAGAAAATATGAAGAAAACTGCAATCAAGCATTTAAATAACTTTTTACAAAAGTATAAGGAGGTGCCTAAATGAATCAACTAAAAGTAATTTCTCATAATGGACAACTTGTAACTGAAAGTCGTGAAGTAGCAAAAATGACTGATAAAACTCACGCTCATTTAATGAGAGATATTCAAGGATACAAACAGATTTTAGACCAAAATCCAAATTTGGATTCTGCTGATTTCTTTATGAACAGCACTTATCAATCAGGAACAGGTCAAAATTACAAATGTTTCCTTCTCACCCGAAAAGGTTGCGATATGGTAGCTAATAAAATGACTGGTGAAAAAGGTGTACTCTTCACAGCTGAATATGTCACTCGATTTGAAGAAATGGAACAAAAGCTTCAACAACCGAATGATTTAGTCACTGGTTATCTATCCATGAGTGAAGAAGATAGAGCGATCGCTTTCTTCAACTCACAAAAAGAGAAAAAGCAAATCGAACAACAACGCCAGGAAGAACTACCTTATACAAACTTTGGTAAAGCAGTATCGAATTCAAGTGCAGCAATCAACATCGGCGCTTTCTCCAAATTAATGTATGACGAGTACGGCATCAAGTTAGGTCGAAATAAAATGTTCCAGTGGCTGCGTGACAACGGGTATTTAATTAAATCCGGCAGAGAACGCAACCAGCCGAAACAGCAGTTTATCGAACAAGGATTGTTTACCACTACTGTAACAATGGTTTCTCGCACTGAGGGTGATGTCGAGAGTGTTACCACGTTAATTACAGGTAAAGGTCAAATCAAACTTTCGAACAAACTGATCTCTGAATTTTCAGTTTCAAAACAGAGAAAAATAATTTAACAAGCAAACTAATTTCAATCCACACGTCCAAAAAGGCGTGAACAAACAAACTAGAAATCAACTGAGTTTTCACCAACTGAGGGGGTTGGTAAATCCATTATAGCAATATACAAAACTATTAAAAGGCACTTTGTAGAGCAGGCAACGATGTTGCAGATTATGCAACGAAAGGGAGGATATAATGCAAACATTTTTGAACAAAGAACTCCTAACTTACTTGTATACGACTTTAAATAAGACTGACAAAGAGATTTCTAACTTCTTCGCAATTGACAGAACTCATGTAACTCATACTAGGAAAAAATTTGATATCAATTCAAATACAACAACAGGTAGAGAAGGAGAGTTGGCAGCGATTAATGAATTGGGTTCGCGAGGAATTAAAGCTATCGATATGAATGAGAAAGACAAATTGAATGACTTCGATATATCTGCAAATGGATATCGATTAGAAGTTAAAAGTTCAAAAATGTATGATGATAACTCTTTTACATTCACTCTCTCAGAAGGTCCGCATACAAGAGCAAAAATCAGTGGTAAAAGGATTAAATTATCTAACGGAAGGACTAGAAAACTCTTTAGATTAACCTGTGACTTTATTTTGTTCGTTGGGCTATCTAATAGGAAAAATTACATTTGGGTGATTCCATCTAGTTTTATCCCGGATAATACTCAAACCATTAGAATATCTTTGAATTCAAAAAGAAGTAAATATATCCCCTTTAAAGAAAGATTCGACTATTTAAGGAGGTGATCTTATGCAGGTATCGGAGGGGGAGTTGCTGCGGAGAATGCGGGCAATAGCAGGGTTTACCCAAACCAAAATGGCTAAGCTCATGAATTGCGATAAATCCCTTATATCAAGACTTGAAAGCGGTGCTGTCTCAGTAACGCTAAAAAGAGCTATGGTGTGGGCTGATAAAACAGGTAATCAAGACATGTTAATTGCTTTCGTTGCCGGTAGCCAAGTCGTCGCAGAAACACTTGTACACACTTCAGGAATATTAGGATTTGCATCAATGTTATTTATAAATCTATTTTAGGAGGTTATCAAGATGGAACGTAACGTATCAGTCGTTGAAACAGCTGAAATCTTAGGAAAATCACCACAATTTGTGCGCATTGGGTTGCAAAGGGGTTTATTACCTTTCGGTATCGCAATACAAATGTCGGGCGGAAAATACACCTACCATATCTCTCGCAAACAGTTAGAGGAGTATATCGGAAAGGTGGAGACAGCATGATAAACATTTTCGAAAGATTTCAAAAAGAAAAGGATTGCTATCTGTATAACAGAGAACTTGAAGGCGTTGCATTAAAAGCCGGAGATAACAAAAAAGCAATCGCGTATGCAGAGAACGCAACTAGATCACTAAGAGAAATCAACAAGATTGAATCATACATCAAAGAGTTGGAACAAATCAAATTTATAGTCGTTCAAATCGACAATGACCATGAAGATTTCGTGAGGTCCAGGATATGAGCGAGAAAAAGTACAAGATATTTCATTATTCAGCTTTTGTAGGAGCATTAGTATTTCTTTATTACGCAATGATTAATATTTAGGAGGTTAGCCAGTGAAACAATCAATAGAAGCACTTAAATCAGATATGTATTCAACTTTGGAATTGAAGCAAGGGATTATCCCGCAACAAGACTTACGGCAAGAAATAGCCGTTTATGTGGATGCTATAAACATCTTGGAACTATATATGTACCGCAGAAAGGAAACTCATATAAAAGATGTTCTCGACTGAATAAAGGAGGGTTAATCATGGATCATCCAGCAATTGAAAGAACAATGCGTACAGGCTATCCATATAGTGAACGTAGGCAAATGTTTGTAACTGACGGACTTGGAAACGATGTTCATTCAGGGGATGAAATCTTGGAATTCGATGGCGAATTTTATCTTGTTGAAGAACTGTCAATTGATGCTAGAGAAATATTAGAACAACATGGAGCAACTTATGAGACGGCAAAATAAAAAACGCCTTGGCAGAGGCGCTTTAAAAATTCTTAACAAATATATTTATGTGCCTATTATACGGCATTTAGGAGGTAAAAGCAAATGGGCTTTAGATTAGGTAATTTAACGATTGCAGCGGTCGAGGAAAAACATAAATTTATACTTTCGGATGCAGAAAGAGAAACGTTGGAAAGCATGAGACAAAATGACGCTCAAGAAATAGAAAATGGTAAATTTCATGTGTTCGATGAACCGATGACTATGTTTGTCTGCGATTCTTATGATACCAGAGCAGAAGTTATAAAAATATTATCAAAATACAATTCTGACATTAAAGGACAATTAGGTGTCGGATTTCAGGAGGGCTAAACAATGGATTACAACACATCCGAAATAAATCCCTTTGTCCAGATATACAAAACCTATCAAGATAAAGGTAAATCAATGGATGAAGCTTTTATATTAACTGTCCCTAAAATCGCCTGGAAGGGCGGAACGATCGATGATTTACAGGAATTAGAGTTAGCTCATACCCATGATATCAGAACGGATTTCGACCGAATAATGAAAGAGTTAGGAGAGGATATTTATGAACGAACTACAGTCTAGCTTAAACCAGTATTTAGAGGAACAAGAGCAAACAGAACGTGAATCTTTTGTTGTAGATACAGATGAAAAAGCCAATTGGGCGTTAAGGAAAATAAAGCAAGCGCAGCAGAAACAAATCGAAGCTAACGCTTTAGCAACGGAGGAACAAGACAAGATTGAGGCTTGGTATCAATCAGAAAGAGAAAAAGCGCAGAGAGACATTGATTATTTCCAAGGAATGCTTGCGCATTACGCAGTCAAAAAAAGAGAGAAAGACCCCAAATTTAAGTCTCAGAAACTACCAAACGGCCGGATTAAGTTCGTTAAGAAACAACCTGCATTTAACTATAAAGATGAAACAGTAGTTAAATATCTTGAAGAATCAGAACGCGAAGACTTATTAAAAGTTACCAAAGAACCTAAGAAAGCAGAAATTAAAAAAGCGTTTGTTATTAATGAGGATAAGCTAATTGATCCGGAGACAGGAGAAGTAGTGGACGGCATCACCGTAGAGCACCTTGAAGATGAATTTAAGGTGGAGGTGGATAAGGAATGAGCGATGAAAACCTTGTCCAAAAACTAATTCATGTTCAAAAAGAATTGAAAGCTCCGAAAGGTCAATTTAATAAATTCGGAAACTACAATTACAGGTCAGCAGAGGACATTTTGGAAGCTGTGAAGCCATTTAATGCTGAAAAAGGGTTACTACTCACATTGACAGATGAACCCTTATTGGTTGGCGAATGGCACTACATTAAAGCTACTGCAACTATCACAGATGGAAAAGATGCACACATCGTTACAGCTTATGCCAGAGAATCAGAAAACAAAAAAGGTATGGATCATTCTCAAATAACAGGCACAGCATCTTCGTACGCAAGAAAGTATGCACTTAATGGGTTATACCTTATCGATGATACGAAAGACGCTGACACTGATGAATATCAGAATCAAAACAATCAGCAACAGACAGGTAATCAAAGCAGCAATCAAACTAGTGGAAACCTTTCTGATAAACAAATAAAGCGTATGTATGCAATCGGGAGTCAATCAGGTATTAAAGCAGATCAGATAAAACAAGTAGTTAAAGATCAATATGGTAAACAGGAATTATCACAATTAACCAAGCAAGAATATGACGAAATCTGCAAGCGACTAGAAAGCGCGAAGGGAGCTTAGCCTCCCTTGAAAGGAGAATTAGATGCCGGCAGTTCCGAAGCCGAAACACAGAAGACGAGTACCTAAGCATAAAGACATCACAAGGATTACAAATAAAGCACGTGACGAGGTTTTGAGAAGGTCAGAAGGTAAATGTGAGCGATGCGGTAGAACAAGAGCATACGCCTTTGAAATATCACATTTAAAGCAAGCGTCGCATGGCGGATCTGGGAGTGATCCTAGCAATCTAGTTTTGTTATGTGGACCATCTGTAAACACTGGAACATGTCATAATTTCGCTGATTATACAGCAGCAGGCAGAGAGTGGCGCGCGGAAAAGAAATTAGAGTTGGAAGCTTATTATGCACAATAAATCAAACGTACTGCTGCCTGCTTGGATTTTCGAGCAGGCGCAGGACACTAACGAACGAAACCAGTTAATAGATCAATACATGGCCAGATATCCCGGCTACACCATTTTAGAGGTTAAAGGCAGATTTGCTATATGTGAGATACCAAGATAGGAGTGATTGGATGGAAAAGATACAACTGACTCAAGAACAGGCTGATGCAATTGAATTTGCTTTATCCGAAAGTGAAGACTTTAAAGACAATCCAGATCGGTTATTTAGGGAGTGCATAGCAAGTCATGTTAATTTTCATAACGAACTGTATGCACTAAATAAGTTAGATGTTGTGAAGTTGGCGAAAGTTTTATACGCACCAAACAGCTACGAGGTTATACCTCAATTAAAAGTTGGAGATTGGGCAACTTACGATAACGGACCATATTCATATCCTAGATATGTTACCCGTCAGGTTAATGAGATTGATGATGATTTGGTTTATTTCGATGAAGATAGATGCATGCCTATTGGACAAGTTAGGCTTGCATCCCAAGAAGAAGCAGCAGGAGCAAAGAAAATTCAGTTTTGGGACCGGGTTGGAAGAAAAGAAGATGAATATAAACATGATGACTTGGTGATAACCGATGCTGGCGATTATGGATTTATAGACATGAGCGAAGAGGATATATGTGCGATGAATCGTTACCCTGTCATATTGCTTAAAAACGGCAGTATAGCATGTGTGCCTGCTGATGAATTGCGATTGGTTGTGAAGCCAGAAGATAGATTAGATAAGTAATTTTAACAAGGATGCAAGGAGTGGTTATTTGGAGAAAATTAAGGAACAATTCGCTGCGTTTGTGGACTTAGTCAAAGAAAGAGTTGGAGAAGTCGAGGAAAACGTGGAGGAGAGATTGGCGCTTCATATCGAGGATTTCCTTACAGCGACCATTCAAAATATAGAAGAATGTGAATCGCCAATTGAAAAGATGATCGCGCTCGAATTTAACAGAATTATTAATAGGTCTTTTCTCGATGCAGGATATAACGTTTTTGATTGGGAACCTCAAAGAGAAATTATCCTGAACGAAGACACGCAATCAGAAAAGAAATATAGAGTGGACTTTTTCTTTCATTTTGCACAAATGAAAGAGAGAGGAGCGATTGAATACTCTTTTGCAATCGAATGTGACGGACATGAATTTCACGAAAAAACTAAAGAACAGGCTGCTAAAGATAAACAAAAAGACAGGGATTTGATGAAGAACGGAATAATCGTTATCAGATTTACAGGTTCTGAAATTCATAAAAATCCTTACAAATGCGCTCGTGAAGCGATAGAAATAATGGAAAACTATATTAGCAAAATGTACCGATTAGATTAACAACTGAGGAGGGTTCGGATTGATTATTAATAACAATTGTGGTGATGGAGATGGCTAAATACAGACAAATTCATATCGAATTTTGGCAAGATGGTTTCGTTTTAGATTTAACACCGGAAGAGAAATATTTCTATTTGTACTTAATGACAAATAGTAAAACAACGCAGTGCGGCATATACGAGTTGCCTAAGAGAATTATCGAAACAGAAACTGGTTACAACCGTGAAACTGTCGATAAGTTACTTCAAAGATTCGCCGATTACGGAAAAATAATCTATCACGAACCCACCAAAGAAATCATGATTTTGAATTGGATAAAGTTCAATTGGATAAATTCGCCGAAGGTTATTTCTCTTATAAAAAAAGAGTTAGCAAACGTTAAGAATCCTGATTATATCAAGGTTTTCAAAGAAAAATGTATAGAGTACGGATACGGTATCGATACGGTATCCATAGACCTAGGGGAAGAAAGAGAACTAAGAAAGAGAACTAAGAAAGAGAAAGAGAATAAAGAACAAGATTCTACCCGTGCTCTTTTCGAGCACTATCTTTCAAAAAATATTATTCAACATAAAAAAATTACTGGACCAATGAAAACCGCAGTAAATGCTAGATTAAAAGATTACACCTATGAACAGCTGGTACAAGCCATTGATAACTACGCCACAGTTCTTAAAAGTGATGTCCATTTTTTCTCGCACAAATATACTTTTGCGGATCTCATGCGAGATAAAGATGTGAGGAGATTTATTGATGACGCGGAACCGTTAAACAACTTTGCAAAGAGAGGAGCCAATTATAATGCAGCACCTTGGAACAGCAATACAGGAAGTAATGGCACGGGCGAAAGCTATGAGCAAGCAAAGCGAGAACTCGAACTCGCAAACAGAGCATTCGGAAGACACTAAATGCACGGCTTGTAACGATACTGGATTAATTATTGAAAAGAAAGAGCAGAAACAACCTAATGGGAAAGTTGTTCTGAAGGATTTAGGAAGACCTTGCCATTGCGTGCAGAAAAGAGCCTTAAAAAAAGCTTTTAAAAACTCATTGATACCGGATGAATTTAAAAATGCCCGGTTCGATAACTATGAGACTAATTCAGATGCTCAAGAAACTCTGTTTAATGCAATAAAAGAATATCTAAAGGACTTCCCGGAGATTATCAAAGGTGAATCAGAGCAAAACAGCTTAGGTTTCATTGCTGCATTTGGTGAAACTCGAATCAGATCATTACAAGGTGAAGCGAAATATCAAGCAAAAGCGGACCATAACAATTTTGGGTTAGGGAAGACACACCTTCAAATGGCAGCTGCAAAATGGATTCTTAATCGCATCAGAGTACGTGATGATATTGAAATGAATGTGAAATCAAATGCTGATTTCTTAGATACTAAATCGAAGTTCGATAGAGGCTGCCAGGTGCTGTGTGTATCGGATATCACGTTTATGGATGACCTAACCAGTGCAAAAATGGCGGGTGATGGTGGCGGAACGTTTAAAAACCTTCTGCATAACGCAATAAACGTGGACGTTCTAGTCTGGGATGACTTAGGAAAAGCGAAGTATTCCGAATCTAAAGAAGGTCTGTACTACCAGATTATCAATGAACGGTATTTGCATAAGCGACCTATCATTTTCAGTTCCAACGAGGATAAAGGCACATTATCCGAAAAGATTGGTTATGCAGCATCTAGTAGATTGCTAGGGATGTGCGGAGATAGATTATATGCGGTCGAAGGTGAAGATTATAGAATGCGAGGGGGAGTTCAACTATGAAAAAGCGACTGAAAAAGAAAGTTATGAAGCAATTGGCTGTCAAAACTGAAAGGATGCAGGAAACCAACGTAAAAGAAAAGCCGACTAAATTAGAGATTATGCGTGGTCCGCAAAAGGGGCAAAACATCATAGCTAACTACGGTTGCAAGTGTGAGAATATAAAACTTAATCAAGCCAAAGAGCGAAGCAAACAACTGCGTAAAGCTAAAATGATGCAGGTTTTCGATTACTATTCGCTGATTAATGACAATCTGCAGACAGCAACCATTGAGAACTATGAACCTACCAATGAGGCCTTGAAGCAAGCCAAACAACAAGTAATTGATTATATAGCTGAATATGACGGTAAAAAGAACCTATTGCTTACTGGCAGCTACGGGACCGGAAAGAGCCATATATCCGTTGCAGTTACTAAAAAAATGATGGAGCAAGGGAAAGAGTGCTTATTCCTCTCATTGCCTAAGTTACTTACCAAAATCAAAGAAACCTTCAGCGGTAATGGAGTCACGGAAGATGAATTGCTGCAGATGATTAAACGAGTGGACTTATTAGTACTGGATGATATCAGCGCCGAACATCATACCGAATGGGCGAATACAAAGCTGTTTGAGGTGTTGGATGATCGTTCTGGTAAATCGACGATATACACGACTAATTTAAACAGCAAGGAACTGAGAGCGCAGATTAATGAGCGTAACTTCTCCCGGATGATGGAGAATACGGATGTTATCAAGATGGACGGCAGAGATTACAGAAGAAAAGACTTTTAGGAGGAATGAGCATGTTTATTGAATTGTTAATTAATAATGATGACATACAGGAAGTCAGAACACTGAATGTAAGCCACATTGAAGAAATTCAAGATGGCGGCAAAATAACTTTTGTAACAATGGCGAGTGGAAAAATATATCATGTTGCGGATTCATACCAAGAAATCAAAGAAATGATTGCAAGGAATGGGAAATTCTTATGAACATGAAATCAGTAATGATATTTGACCCAAATGACAGTGAAGAGCAGACAGTAACGAAATTCATGGACTGGATGCGTGACAATCATAGTGCTGTTGGGGATAAGGCAGTGCCAGGAGTTAAGGAGACGCAAGAATATCTTAGGAGGTATGCGTGATGCTGAAAATGTTTGTATTCGGTGAAAATGACGATGTTATTACATGGGTTGCTGCCGAAACCCAAGGACAGGCAATTGATTTATATGAAAATATAACAGGAGACGAGATTGCTCATTGGTTTAATGATCTTAATGAATATGCAAGAGAAATGGATTCGGATGAAATGATGACCTATTATCATGACGGCAAAACTCCAGAAAAAGATACAATTCAGAACTTAATCAATAAATATTGTGATACTCCAGATATATTTGCAACTAGTGAATTTTAGGAGGTGCAACTAATGGGAGTAGTTAAGTTTAAAACGGCCGGTAAGCATGTGCCACTTATTCCATTGAACGGAGATAATGAATTTATTTTTGAGGACTTGGAACTTGTTTATCTTCCGGGTCAGTTAAAGAGAATAGCTCTAGCTTGGAATAATTGGCAAACCATTGAACAGATAGCCGAAAGAGAAGAACGGAGAGAAATTGAAATTTTGTTAGCATTAATTCATTTAGCAGACAAAGAAAAAATTGAAAGACCACTTGCCTTTATTCCTAAGCGCATTTAACGAATATGAAGCGCTGGTGAAGAGATTAATAGATTTGAGACTAAATATATACAAAGATGTTAAAACGTCTCAGAGATGGCTTATTTTGATTGGAGGGATAGTGTGAAACAAAAGATATTAGATGCTGGGTTGGCCATTTTATTGGTTGGTGCTGTTATAGCAATGATTTTCATGGTTTATCAAGTCAAAGAAGTACACGCCGAAAATGAACAGTTGCAGCAGGAAAATGCTGAATTGCTGTTAGAAAATATCGGCCTAGAAATTGATTTAGAAAATATCACCGATGCTTATTGGCAATTGAGTAATCGGTTGGAGAGATTGGAGTCTGAGGGAAAATGATAACAATTGAAGGAGATAAAAAATCAATAATTGTAACTGTATTAGAAGAAACTGAAAACGGAAATTTTGCTGGGTTAAGTTCTACCATATCTACCCAAGAATTGATCAATAGATTGATTGAAGAAGGTGCTTTGGAAGAGGGAGAAATGGTTTGTATTAAGGAGGGAGACTGATGGATAAACGGTTGGAAGAGATAAAGTTTTACGAGTCTATGAAAGTAATAATCTTGAAAAAAGAACCTGACGAGGATAAACACTGGTTGATAAATCGTGTGGATGAGTTACGAGAAGAAAATAAAGAATTGAAACAAGCAGGAAAATTCTTTGAATCCGGATATCACCAATTCGAAAAAGATAACCAGCGTTACAAACAGGCTTTGGAGGAAATAGCGAAGGAAATATATCTTGAAGGTGATTCTGATCTAGTCACACAGAACAAACTTATTAGAGTAATTTTAAAAGCACGTCAAGCACTTGGTGGCGATGGGAATGCGTAATAAGTATTCTGTATTTGGTGATGTGACTGTAATTTATCTAGAAGCGCACGGAGAAACTTTAACAACAGTTATAAATACTGAACACCTAGAAAAAATTAAAAGGTTTAAAAATAAATGGTTTGCGATTGATTATGGGAACGGATTGAAATATGTTACAGGCTATCTTTATAACAAAGGGAAACAGAAGACAATATATTTACACAGGTTCATAACCGACGCCCCGAATTCAAAAATAGTCGATCATATAAATCACAACGGTTTAGATAATAGAACTAAAAATTTAAGGTTAGTTGACCGTAGTGTGAACGCTTTAAATTCAAGAATTTATAAAACTAATAAAACCGGAGTAAAAAATGTGCGTTGGAACGATAGGTATGGGTATTACGAAGTGCGCATTAGAGTCAAAGGGAAAGAATATTCGAAGTATGGAATAAAAACGCTTGAGGAAGCAACGGTAATTGCTGATGAGTATAAAAATAAAGCATTGAAGGAGAATCCTAATGGAAATCTATAAAAAGCTAAGAGAATGGCTGTTAAACGCAAATTATCCGGTACACATGGTAGCAATGATGACAGATGAGGATGTAGTTGCTGAATACGAGGCTGTGACTGGAGATAATTCAGTGCCGCAGCCGGTTAACTAAGGAGGGGTTCAAAATGATACCACTAAAAGAATACGGTCAGTTAGAGGTGGGAATGACAATCATCGATTCAAACGGGATTGAAGCTATCGTTGAATCGATTGGTGAGGGTGGATTAGTTAAAGTTAACGGTCAAACATTTGTCTGGGATTGGGATAGATTGCATCCTGATGTGATGGTTAAAGAGACGGCGGCTGAACGGGATGAGAGATTGAGAAGCAAGGTTGTTGAACAACCGCAGGCGAGTTGGTTCTGATGGCAAGAACGCACGGTTCTAAATCTAAGAAAATAACAGAGTATGCCATATATATCGGTGATGAATTCCAATTCACGGGAAAAGCAGAGGAGTGTGCAATAAAGCTTAATGTTAAACCGGAAACAGTGCAATGGTATGCAACTGAAAGTTATATAAAGCGTATGGAAAAAGCAAAATTCGGTGATCCGATTATTTCTGTGAATGTCGGAAGGTGGGAACAGGATGCCTAAAAAGAAGCCTTATACATTTTACTGGTGTAGAGATTGCGATGTGGATTTTATCACATCTAAACAAGTTAAAAAGGCATGCTGCCCATCTTGTGCAGACAGCATTTATGTACAGTCAGTAAGAGATATTTGGTTAGAACGCCCATTTAATTATAAAAGACCATGGACAAGTGAAGAAGATGAAATTCTGCTGATATGTGTTGGGAGAGGAATGACACACGTTGAAATAGGCGAGACGATAGATCGGACAGGAAAGGCTGTTACCAGGAGATTAAGTCAATTGAGGAGGTCAGTCAATGAATCAAAAACGATCGATACTAAACATTGCTAAAAATCAGCTAGAAAAAGAATTAGAGCGAAAGCAACAAGCCGTAGCTAAACATTCTCAAAAACTAGCAAATGTAGATATGGACAAAACCACTTTAAAGAGTAGGGCGAAATTAAGGATAAATTTAGATACAGCTTGCGAATCGAGGGATTTTACGCAGAGCAGACTGGATTATTTAGAAGAATGGATGCAGGAGGTTAAACGATGAATATACAAAAATTATTTGAAATACAAGCGAAATTAGATAAACATATCGTTGAGAAAAAAGGTCTGGAAGGTCGGAACTTACTAGATGAAAAGATTCTTGCTCTACAGGTTGAATTAGGAGAATTAGCCAATGAATGGCGTGGGTTTAAGTTTTGGAGTGAGAATCAGGAGCCGAAACCACCGGTGCATAATTGGGATGTTTCAGAAGATGGATTAACTCAAGAGTGGTTACCGGAATGGGGCTATGAATCATATCCACTCCTAGAAGAATACGTTGATTGCCTTCACTTTATTTTGAGTATTGGGTTAGATTATAACGTTAATCCAGAAAACTCAACAAAGCATATAAACGAAACTATGAATTGGATTTTAGAAGACAGAAACGTTAGAAGCACATCAATTACTGAACAATTTAATATTGTTTTTGCAAACATTAGCTATTTTCATCAAATGGGAGAGCTTGAACATTACTATGATGTTACCACAGAGTTCTTTATTCTGGGCGAAAAGCTAGGTTTTACAGATAAACAGATAGAACAAGCCTATCTTGATAAAAATAAAATCAATCATGAGCGGCAACAAAATGGCTATTGAGGAGGTATAGCATGAGCGAATTACTAACTACGGGACAGATGATTGACAGATTAAAGCATGGTGAGATTGCTGTTGGCGAAGTATCTGAATTAGGAACAGTAATACAAGTGATTAAGCGTGAATCAGGAGGTATAAAACTACTTGAAGATGGATTTGGCGAAAGAACTTTGATGCTAGATGGTGGGGTAGTAGATTCAGTTAAATGGCGTATAGAACCTAATTATGTGTCGTTTGAAGAAGCAGTGAAAGCTTGGAAGCAAGGAAAAAGAATAAAATGGATTTCTCCAGATAGGACACATGAAAAATATATTCATACAAAAAATCACGATAATCCATTAACGCTATACAATCTAACTTTCAGAGATTTGATCGAGGGTAGCTGGGAAATAAAGGAGTGATTACATGAGCGAAACCGATGTACAGCAACGCAAATCAGAGCTTATCAGAGGACTTCGGCGCATCGGAATCTTTTACACTAGCGATGGTAGAAAACTAGAAGATTGCAGTTTTTATACTGTCCTGTGGAATTATATAGACGTTAAGTGCAAGGAAGGCAAATTACTCAGTGAGGAGTGATTGATATTGAGAGCCATCAGCATTGTTAAACACGTCGACAAAGTCAAATGTCTGGAAATGTGCAGGAATAAAGAAGACGAGGGTTTTATCTGTGTTAAGCCTATGCAGCACAATTTTAGCTGGTATGAGGCTGTTTATGTAAAAGAGGTGGTTAAGTGATTAAATTCGTGATTCCTTTAAAGCCAGTGCCAGCAGTTAGAATGACACAAAAAAGCATGTATGCCAATAAATATGCCAAGCGTTACCTCCAGTATAAAAAGCAAGTTGCTTGGATTGCTAAAGCGAGTATGAAAACACAGCCCATTGATGGGGATGTAGGCGTTAAATTAACGCATTATGCACATGGAAACAGGGCTGATATAGATAACCTATTTAAAGGAGTAACAGACGCTCTTAACAAGGTTGTATATAACGATGACAGGCAAGTTAAGCATATGGAATCTAGCATTATTAAATGCAACAAAGAAGAAGAACGCACAGAGGTTGAGGTTTATCGATTGGAGGCGGTGAAGTGAAGGATAAGGCTGAAAAAACATTAGAACAGTTAATCAAATGTTATGAAAATGACTTGCAAATCATTGATGGTCTTAATGAAGAACAAAAAGAAGAAATAAAACGCGACAGAGAAGATATGTTGCAAATGATTATTAAACTCACTTCATGGATTCATGATATTAGATATTGCAGTAATAAAGAATGCAAATGTTCACCTGAATCAAACATCAGAATCATTTTGGAGAGGAATGGAGAGCTTTTTAAAAACCCATATTATTTATTTCCGGTGCAGTGGAAGACTTTATTTGAAATTGCTGGTTTGGAGGCGGTGAAGTGACTATATTATTCCAGTTAGTATTAATTTTCATCATATTTATATCATTCGTGGTTATGTTTTCGCCACAGGTAAACAGAAATGATAATCAGCAGAATATGGCGTTTGTCTGCATGTTATCAATAGCAGCATTTACAGTGACAGTTATTTTGTAGGAGGGGTTATATGAGTAAGTATTTCATTCAAGTTAGGACTAATCCAGCAATGAAAAACATTAGCGGAACAACAGTGCAGTTTTTTGATAGCCACAGTTGGGTTTCTAGAGGAGTTGAATACGATAACTACAACGAGGCGGAACAAAGGTGCCGAGAGCTGATAGATGAAACTTCTGTTAGAGCTGATAATATCCGTATCTGTGAAGTAGTGGGCGAGTTCGAATCAACTGTGTCAGTCAAAACTAAGGAACAAGGGTGATAGCGTGACAACAAGCAAAGTAGAAATCAATCTGAGGGAAGATGCAGTATATAAAGTTTCTGAGGGGAAACTGGAGAAATTAGATACGCCAGGTAATGGCTATGGAAAGCAGGTCATTACTTGGCAAGGCGGGAAGCCTACGCATTATGAGGTTAGTTATACGGTGAAATAGGAGGAATGAAAATAAAACGTTTAAAGAAACTATTTTATGAGGATATGTATGAATTTAAATTAAACGGCGTGGCACTTGTCGGATGGTTATCAGCAAGCATTTATGGAGTAATAGCTTTAATCAAAAATGTTATAGATATCTTTAATTAAATAACAAGCAGTCTATCAGAAAAACTGAGGACAGATTTGGATTTGAGGGAATCCAGTCTGTCCTTTTTTAATTTATTGAGGGGGCATTCATATGAACAGCAAGCAAATAGAAGAAACACTGAGGGATTACAGCTGGATGTTGAATGAGATTAAAAGGCAAAGGCAGCTGATGGATTATGAGGGTGGTAATCTGGTTGCGCAATCTGGTATTGAATCCACTATGCCAAAAGCTAAAGGCGGCACAAGCGATCCGATTGCTATGGAAGTGATTAGACGTGATAAAAATAGCAAGTGGCTAGATAAGTTAGAAACCAAGGTATTGTTTATCCAAAAGAGAATACATCTTATTACCGATGAACGCGAGAAAGCTGTGCTAGAATGCATGTTAGATGGGTTGAGCATGAGTGCGATTACTGCCCATATGGGATTATCAAGAACCCATATTTACAGAATAAAAGATAGTATCGTGTTACAGATGTTACACTTTGAACACTTTGGACAGTATGAACAAAAGATGCGTACCAAAAAGCATTGCGTGTAAACTGGATGGCAGGAGGAGCAGGTAAGGGATCCCAGGTTGTTCATCCTATCTATCAAACATCAAATATTTATTAATATGTAGGTGTTTGGCTATATCTTATGGAGCAGGTGCAGATTCCTTATGAGGGCTGCACCAACTTTTTTATAAAAATACATAAGGACGTCTCCGATATGAGGCGTCTTTTTAAGCACTATAAATATTATGTAGTAGGCAGGAAAAACCTTTCTTTTTGTTGTAAAATGTAAATAAAAGGAGGGATGAAATGGGAAATTTTAATCGAGAACTAAGCGAAGAAAGACGTCGTGAAATAAGAAATAAAATGGAGAATGAGGTTCATATTGATGATAGTTTGGAAATGGCTTTTAGAGCTAGAGTTGAAGCCGTCATCGATATACTAAAAGACAAAGGATTAGTTGATGAAGAGGACATCCAAAAAAGGTCTGAAGTGGTTATAAGTGACATGCTTAAAGAATTTAATCAGTAATAATTAAGGCATCCTTTCGAGGGTGCTTTTTCTTATGGCTAAAAACAAGGAGGGAGTGCATATGTGATGGCTAACTTAAGTGATAAGCAGCAGATGTTTGTAGATGAATACATTATTGATTTAAACGCCACGCAAGCTGCCATAAGGGCAGGATATAGTAAAAAGACAGCGAGGTCCCAAGGACAACGAATGTTGACTAAAGTTGACATTCAAGAGGCAATTCAAAAAAGATTGGATGAAAAGCAAGAAAAGCTGATCATGAAGCAAGATGAAATTCTTATACGTTTAACAGAGCAAGCAAGGCGTGAATCGATCGACTATCAAGTAGTACTCACAGAAAAACCTTCCTTTGACGAACATAAAAATTTCTTAGGAATTGAAAAGAAACCAGAAATTGTTCAAGTTCCGACACAAAATAAAGATGCTATCAAAGCGTTAGAGTTATTAGGGAAACGGTATACCATGTGGACTGAAAAACAACAAGTAGAGAATATCACCCCTGTATTTGTTGAGGATGTGCCGGAAGATGAAGACTAAGGAACAGCCAAAAGTTTCACCTGCGAAAGCAATAGGCAAAGGATATAACCGATTTTGGCACAACAAGCAGTTTTATAGAGTTGTTAAAGGATCCCGTGGTAGTAAGAAATCCAAGAACACAGCGATCAATTTCATCTATCGAATTATGAAACATGAATGGGCGAATCTCCTTGTCATAAGGCGATATTCCAATACCAATAAGCAGTCCACATATACTGATTTGAAATGGGCGGCCAATAAATTAAAGGTTGCACATCTTTTTAAGTTTAATGAATCTATGCCGGAGATAACCTATATCCCAACTGGCCAAAAGATATTGTTCAGAGGTCTTGATGATGAATTGAAAATAACATCTATCACAGTGGATGTTGGCATACTCTGCTGGGCTTGGTTCGAGGAAGCATATCAGATTGAAACAGAAGATAAGTTTCGTACTGTAGTTGAATCAATACGTGGAACATATGACGATGAAGACTTTTTTAAGCAAATAACAGTGACGTTCAACCCTTGGAGCGAACGACATTGGCTTAAGAAAGTCTTTTTTGATGTGGAAACAAAAGAAAACGACACGTTTGCGGATACAACCACTTTTAGAGTGAATGAATGGCTTGATGATGTTGATAGGAAGAGATATTTAGACTTATACCGTACGAATCCAAGACGCGCACGAATAGTTGCTGATGGAGAGTGGGGCGTTGCTGAAGGTCTTGTGTTTGAAAATTTTGAGGTTAGAGACTTTGATCCAATTGAAAAGATTAAACAGGTACAAGAAACAACTGACGGAATGGACTACGGATTTACAAACGATCCGACCACTCTTGTTAGCTCCATTGTTGACTTAAAACAAAAAGAGATATGGATTTATGATGAACACTATGAAAAAGGTATGACCACGAAAGACATATACAACATGCTGCAGAAGAAAGAGAAGTTGAAAGCATCAATCACTGGAGATAGTGCGGAGCCTAGATTGATTCGTGAATTGGTTTCTAAAGGTGTTAGAAGGCTCCATGCATCTGTTAAGGGAAAAGATAGCGTGATGCATGGAATTAACTTCTTGCAGGGATTCAAAATATACATTCATCCTTCTTGCGAATATACCATCGAGGAATTCAACACTTATGTATTTGATCAGGACAAAGAAGGTAAATGGCTTAATAAACCAGTGGATGCAAACAATCACATCATAGATGCTCTTAGATATTCAATGGAGCGATACCACTTAGGTAAAGGCAAAGATAAAAAGAAAACTTACAAAGCTATCCAATCACTTGGATTGTAAAGGAGGGATGACATGGCAAAAGTAAACGAATTTGAAACAGCAGAGTATAAATACTCCAAATCAAGCAAACAGCGATTCACAGATAGCGCAAACGATCATTACACGTATACTAGCGCAGAGGACATCTTGGACAATCTTCCGGACCTATCAAAGATGATTCAGCATCATCAGGAGAACCAAGCGCCGAGGCTCAGAGAGCTAGAGAAATATTATAAAGGTGAGAATACTACTATTTTAAGAGAAAACCGCAGGAGAGAAGAACATCTCGCTGATAACAGAGCGATTCATAACTTTGCTAAGTATGTGAGTCAATTTATTCAAGGGTATATGGTCGGGATTCCTCTGAAAACCACTTATCCGAATGAGGGGACGAACGAACAACTAAGAGACATCAACCGAGTAAATGACGCTGATGAACATAACAGTGAATTGATTCTTGCATTATCAATCTATGGCAGAGCGTATGAGCTTTTGTATCGTAACCAATATGACGAATTCCGTTTTACTGATGTAAGTGTACTGAATACATTTGTTGTCTATGATACCAGTGTAGAGAGGTTGCCGTTATGCGCTGTTAGATATATTTATGATGCGATCACAGAGAAAACAACAGTTTACGTCTATACGGTGGATAGCATCGTTCAATATGACTTAGGAAATGACTTCAAATTGACTGAAACTAAATCAGAATCACATGCATTTGGCGGTGTGCCAATCATTGAATATGAGAACAACAAGTTTAGGCAGGGTGATTTTGAAGACGTGCTGTCACTTATCGATATGTATGATAGTGCGCAGTCAGACCTTGCGAATTACAGTCAAGATTTAAACGACGCCATGTTAGTTATTAAAGGAAGGTTAGAATTAGGTAATGATGATGCAGATAGTGATCCGATTGAAGCAGCGCAAAGGATGAAAAAAGCCAACACGCTATATCTTGAACCTCCAATGGATGTGAATGGCGGAGAAGGAAATGTAGATGCTGGATACATCTATAAGGAATATGACGTGGCGGGTTCGGAAGCATATAAAACACGCATAGCCAATGATATTCATTTGTTCACGGCTACACCGAACCTAAGTGATGAAAACTTTGCCGGTAATATGTCTGGTGAGGTTATGAAGTACAAGCTGTTCTTGATGGAACAAAAGCGTGCAGCCAAGGAACGTCGTTTCAAGCGATCTCTGCGTGATAGATACAGATTAATCCAAAACGTAATGAGCATTGCAAAAGAAGGTACGTTTGATGTATCTCTGTTGCAAATAACATTCACTGAGAACTTACCGAAAGATATCGCTAACGAAATGAAATGGTTTACCGATGCAGGTGGTCAGTTATCTCAAAAGACAATGATCAGTAATCTTCCTTTTATCGAAAATGCCGATGAAGAAATTACTCAGATTAAGGAAGAAGAAAACAAAAAGCCCACTAATCAACAAGCGGAACGTTTGTTTAATGAAAATCTACCAGAAGAAGTGAATGATGATGAGTAATAGCTTAAAAGACTTTATCATTAAGCATAGAGAGAAGAATATTGAAGATAGAAAACAGAGGGAAACAAAGCACAATAAAAAGGTCGCTTCTTTGCAGGATAGATATTTTAACAATATCTTAGATAGGATCGATGCATTTTATGGTAAATATACAGGAAAAGAAGGAATCAATAGTGGTTTAGCAAGGAAAACAGTTAGCAAAAGTGAATATGAGAGGTATTTTAATAGGTTAAGAGGATTGAAAGATGCCCATCAATTCACTGAAATAGCAAAAGAAGAAATGAACAGGAACATTGTTTCTCCTGATGTCAGAAGAATAGACATTTTATCTGCCGAAGTAACTAATGAATTAATCGTGATGACAAACGAGGAAGAACTTTTGCATCAAGAGTATATGGTTGACGAGGTGGAGAATGATTACCTATTAGAAATATTCTTCATTGCTGGTGTTGCTAGTTTCTTAGGTAGAGATAAAAATAAAATCGATAAATACGTCCAAAGAGAGAAAAAGAACATTCCTGGTAAAGAAAAAATACTAAGAGATACCGTAAACAGGGATTTCTTGAGCGCTGGTTGGAGCGAACGATTATGGGATAACCAGGATGCTCTTAGGTCTGAGTTAGATAGGATTATACGCAGTGGTATCAGTAGAGGGAGGAACCCCAAAGAGTTAGCTAGAGAGATCAGAAAAGCCTTCAACAGTAGTAAATTTAACTCTGAAAGACTTCTTATAACTGAAATGTCAAGAGCACAAGCTATGGCTCAAGAGGATTCGTATAAAAAGAATAACTTTGATGAATATGAATTTCATGCAGAACCAACAGCATGTGATGTTTGTGCTGCATTAGATGGCGAAATATTTAAGGTTAAAGACATGGAAATTGGAACTAATATGTACCCAATTCATCCACACTGTCGATGCTCTACATCACCTCATATGAATCGTGAAGCATTTGAGAAGGATCTTGAAAGTAGGGGGTTGTAATGGATTTAACTTTCATAACCAAAACAATTTATACCTTAGCACCGTTTTTAATTGGTTATTATTTGATATATGCAGGTCACATGCGGCGTCTTGAAATGCTATTAAAGAAAATACTTGCAAAAACACTTACTAAAAGAATAGGTAAGGAGTGATTACGGTGAGCGATTATAACCAAGTCAAATTAGACAACGGACTGGTTGTTAATGGTCAAAGGATAAATGATATTACTGATGTGAAAATAGAATCAAACGTTGATAATCTATCAAAAGTTACAGTTACTTTCATCGCTAAAGTTGATGGACTGGACAATATAAAACCAACTGAACGATATATGTTTACTGACGAAACGGAGCCGGAAGATAGTTTGACAGATAGAGAAACCTCTATGCAGTTTAGGGATATAAAAAATATGGTTTCTTCTCGTGGGATCTTGCAAATGGGTGATTTAATCCGATTAGAGAGGATAGGTATTGATTTGTATCAATATTTCGATATTAGCGAAATATACAGAGGAAAAGTTGATTATGAAAAGTTTAAAGATGTTTTAGATTATTTAAAGATTACTGCAGAAAGGTAGATATATCATGAAGTTATTAAAACTATGGTATTCAGAGTATAAATGGCAAAGGAAATGTTATTTAAACGGTACAAGATACTATCTTTTGCATAAATTAGGTTTTTTTGTTTCTCCTACATTAGGGTTGGGAGGCGTTAAAACTTTTAAAGCTGATATAGCGGAAAGGAAAGGTGATCCATCTATCTCCTAGCTACAGGTAGTAGCCTTTGATTATTTGAGAGGGTGATGCTATGGATTTAGAAAATATATCAAACTCAACTAAAAGCAAGTTGGAGCATGCGGTCAGAGAAGCGTGGGTATCCGATGATAATTCAACACAAAGCGGCATGCTTCATATTTTAGGTATTTTAGGAATTGAATTAGATTGGGATAATGTATTTGTAGAAAAAGAAGATGAATATTAACCGCACCTAGCAGACAAGCGTTAGGTGCTTTTATTATGCCAAAAATTAAGACTGTGTGGGCTTTAAATATCAATTGAATAGTTTCATAGGGGTAAGCACTGGACGGGCTATAAATGGACTGTACGGGGCTTATTTTTATGTCATGAAAGGTTGATAGGCAATGACTGCATGGGATTAGGAGGAAATGAAGATGAATTTAAAAGATGACTTATTGAAATTGAATTTACAGTTCTTTGCTGAAGAGGATACAACCGATAACGAAAATGACGAAACTACTGAAAACGATAAAGATGATCAAGAGCAGGATAATGCGACATTTTCACAATCAGATGTAGATAGAGAAGTCAGCAAGGCAGTTGATAAAGCTTTAAAGAAGCGTGAAGAAAAGCATCAAGAGGAATTACAAAAAGCTATTGATGATGCTATTGCTGAGAAAGAGCGTCTATCAAAACTATCCGAGAAGGAACGCCAAGAGGAAGAGTTGACTCAACGTGAACAAGAACTCTTAAAGCGTGAGGAAGAAATAAAACGTACTCAATTGCGATCCGATGCAGTAGCTGACTTACAAGAGAAGAAGCTACCATCAGATTTTGCTGATTTCTTACTTGGTGATGACGCAGAAAGCACTTTGGAGAATATCAACTCATTTAAAAAGGCATTTGATGAAGCTGTAAATGCTCAAGTCAAAGTTGCATTGCGCCAAGAAACTCCACCTAGTGGTAGCGGTACGGTTGCTAAAAGTAGAGCACAATCAGTTAGTCAAATAGCTCAGGAACACAGATTAATTAAATAGGAGGAATAAAAAGATGCCAGAATTTAATCCAGATCATGTCTTATTACAAGACGCAAAAACAGGGGAAATCCCGAAAGAACAAGGAACGCTCGTGCTGAAAGAAATTATTTCAAACTCTGTGATGATGCAATTAGCACAGCATGAAGAAATGACGAAACAGGAGAAGGAATTCCAATACCTAGCCGAAGGGGTAGGCGCTTACTGGGTAGGTGAAGGTGAAGTCATCCGTACTTCAAGACCACAATGGCTTACGGCTAAGATGGTTGCTAAAAAGTTGGGTGTCATCGTACCAGTATCACGTGAATTTTTGCAGTACACTCTATCAGACTTCTTTGCGCAAGTACGCCCACTAATTGCTGAGGCATTTTACAAAAAGTTTGACGAAGCAACTATTTTAGATGTTGATAATCCATTCCCGCAGTCACTGCAAGAGTCTATTACAGATGCCGGGCATATTGTGACTGGTGATATCACAAATGATAGCTTCTTCGATTTATCAGATTTAGTGAATGAAGCAGGATTTGATATTAATGCTTATGTATCTAAAAAACAAAACCGTTCAGCGCTTCGTCGTATCGTTGATGGATATGAACAAGCTGATGGTACTATCACTGATCCAGTCCGTTTATATAACCGCAGCGGTAATACACTAGATGGTTCACCAGTAGTTGATTTGGAATCATCCGAGATGGAAAAAGGTGAATTATTTGGAGGTAATTTCAATTACGTTCGTTATGGTATTCCGTACAACTTGAACTACTCTATTTCAGAGGAAGCGCAATTGTCCTCTATCGTGGACGAGAACGGCGAGCCTATTAACCTATTCGAGCGTGAATTGATTGCTATTCGTGCAACGATGGATGTTGGTTTCATGGTACTTAAAGATGAAGCATTTGCTAAAATCGAGCCAGCAAGCGACAACGGGGAAGAAACTCCCTAAAGACCCGTCTCCAATTGGGGAGGCGGAAATCGGAAAAGACTTTATTATTAATTAGGAGATGAACTAAATGGCTACAAAAGAAGAATTAAAAGAAATGTTTAGCACTGGAAAAGTGCCGACTGGTGATGACTTTTCTCTGTTAATTGACGGAGTGGAAGGACCTCAAGGTGAACAAGGGCCACAGGGTGCAACCGGACCAAAAGGCGCTAAGGGAGACAAAGGAGACCCGGGAGCTGATGGAAAAGACGGAACAAACGGCAAAGATGGAGCGGACGGTTTTCCAACAGAAGAACAGTGGAATGCGTTAGTCGCTCGTGTTGAAGCACTAGAAAATCCCTCAGAAGGTGAATAACCATGTCTGAAATCAGAGATAACGTAAAAACTGTGTTAGGCATCCAGGACACGCTTCAAGACGCTGTCTTGGATGTTTTAATAAAGAATGTTCGAAGTCTTTTACTAGGGAAATTGCGCAAAGTTAATAAGACTATCAAAAAGATTCCGGAAGAACTGGAATATATCATCGAGGATGTTACAGTGAGGCGCTTCAATCGTGTGGGATCAGAGGGATACAAGTCTGAATCAGTAGAAGGTCACCGCATGGATTTCTATGATTTGGATAAGGAGCTAGATCCTTATATGGACATCATTGAGGATTATGCTGATGATGATAACGACACTGGCACTAAGCGTGGAAAGGTGCTATTTATATGAGGATGAATAAGCGAGTCACCTTTGTTAGCGAAACCGATGGATATTACGACCCAGAAAAAGGCGAATGGATACCTGGTGAACTTGATGAGAAAACATTACCTTGCAATGCAAATAAACTAGGTATAGAGAGCACTAATCAGATATTCGGACAGATAGATAAGAAAATGTCTGTTATACGCCTGCAACGCCCTTATTATAAAGATTTCGAGTATCTATATTTAGGTGACAAAAAAGAGCAGAAGTATCAAGTGAAACGCCAATCCGATCACAGGAAAGGCGTTTTTTACGTTGAGGGTGAAGTGTAATGGCAGGATCTATACGATTTACAGGCATTGCTGATTTGTCCAGAGGTTTAAAAGAGCGGGCAAAATTAGATGATGTTAAGCGCGCTGTGAAAGTAAACGGTGCTGAACTACAAAGGAAAATGGTGAGAGAGGCAGTCTTTGTAAAAGGGTATTCAACAGGAGCAACTAGACAATCTATTACATTGGAAATACTTGACAATGGCTTTACAGCGAAAGTAGCTCCTTCAACCTTTTATTCCATATTCCTAGAATTTGGTACCAGATTTATGTCACCTCAACCATTCGTGGGACCTGCTTTTTTCTTTCAGAGGGCACAGTTTATTAAAGATATAGACAGATTATTGAAATGAGGTGATTAATTGAGGAAATCACCAGACCAAGCACTACACGACAGAATAATGATTTTATGCCAAAACCTAGGATACGAAGTGTACAACTATCTACCAGATAGTAAAGCACCGTATCCTTTTTGTTTTGTCGGAGAAATCTTCGAAACCGATAGACGCACCAAATTTAATAGATTCGGAGACTACCAAGTCAATGTTCACATTTATACAGATGATCCAATGCGGAATAGACGTGTTGTTGTGGATATGCGTAGCGCCATCAAAAATGAATTCTATAAATTAAAACGAACAGACGGGTACCAAGTATTGAATCATCATACGACCGGGAGAGTGCTACCCGATAATTCAACAGGCACACCATTGCTTCACGGGATTTTAACCTGTGAAGCTACTTTAAATTAGGAGGGAAATAGCATGCCAGAAATGTTACAAGGTAAGGATAAAATATTGTTATTCAGAAAGTATTCAGATAGAAATAAAGCGGCGGCTAAACTAGTCTTTCAAACGGAGCATACGTTTAGTTATAGCCGTGAACTAGAATCTATCGTTACAAAGGACGGAACAGTTGTTCAAGTTGGGGAACTAGAATCATCTGTTAGTATTTCAGCTATCCAGGCGAAAGATGACCCAGTTCGAGAAATGTTAGAAGATGCCGTTAAATCCGGATCTAGACTGGAAGTTTGGGAAGTTACAGTGGATGAAGATTTAAGGGATGATGACGGCAAATACCCAGCAGTATATTGCCAAGGATATCTTGATTCATGGGAGAATCCAGCGAATGTGGAGGAGCAGTCCAACATTGAATCCAACCTTGTCGTAGAGTTAGAACCACAAACAGGTATGGCTACACTGACAGAAGAACAAGAGCAAGCAGTACAGTATGCATTTACTGACACTGTTCCAGAAGATGAAGAAGACAATGGAAATGACGATGGTGACGAGACTCCCTAACGAACCCCAAGCGATTGGGGATGCAGAAATCGGTAGTACGTTAATCGTTGATTAGGAGCGCTGAAATAGCGCTCTTTTTTGTACTTATTTTTATATATCTTAGGAGGAATTCAACTATGGAAATTCAAATCGGTGAAAAGAAATATGAACTTGTTTTTGGAATGAAATTTATCCGAAAGCTAGATGAAATGCACACATTTAAACAATATGGTCAAGAATTTGGTGCAGGGGTTGAAACAGCGATGACTTATATAGGATTGATGAATCCAACTATTTTGGTTGACATTATTAAAGCAGCAACTTCACACCTCAATCAAAAACCATCAAATAATGACATTGAAAATTATATCGAGGCTCAAGCAAGTGAAGGCAAGATGAATGATCTATTTAAAAATATCACTGAAGCAATGGAAGAATCGGTTTTTTTGAAAGAAAAGCTTCAAAACTTCAAAAAACTAGCAAAAGTCAAGTAAGTGAAATCCCATCTGCTGAAATGTACGAGCAGATTATTATTAATTGCTTTCGTTATTTAGGCTTCACAAGTTTATATGACATTAATGTGCTCTCATTGCGTGAATATTCACTCAAAATGAGGGCTTTTAATTTGTCTCAAATCGATAAGCAATATGACATGCATATGCAAGCATGGCTTAACCACCAAGTTACCTTAACCAAAAATGTCGGAACCGAAAAGAAACCAAAGCACGAGCCTGTTTTTAAAGACTTTAAGTCGTTCTTTGACTACGAAAAAGAAATTCAGTCTTTAGAAGGTCCGAGCAAACCGAACAAAAGCAATTTAACTAATAGACAAAAACGGATGGTCGAGGCAGCGAAAATCCTGAATAAGAAGGGAGGTTAATCAATGGAAAGTTATTCCGTAGAGGCATATCTCAAAGCCACTGGGGTAGACCAATTCGGGGCTGCATTTAATAACGCGGCATCAAGTGTAGATCAAATAGATGATTCTAGCAAAAATGCGGATTTATCAATTAGTAGTTTGTTGAAAACCATTGGCGGCATCGCTGCAACTGTTGGCGTGTTTAGAGTACTTCGTAATGCTGTAGACCTAGCGTTTCAACGTATCGACACTATGGAGCAATTCGAACGAGTCATGACAGAAATGACAGGCAGTACAGACGAGGCAAACGCTGTTTTAAACAAAACAAATGATATTGTCGTTGGCACTGCATACGGATTAGATATTGCAGCTGCAAGTGTGCAGGATTTTGTTACACGTGGTGCAAGCATAGAAGATGCCACAAGATATATCGAGGCATGGGGTGATGCAGTAGCCTTCTATGGTAATGGGTCCAACGAACAATTTGCCAATGTAACGAATGCGCTCCAAAACATGCTCACAAAAGGCACTGTTGGTATGGACCAACTAAACCGACTATTTGAAGCTGGTATTCCTGCTGTGGACATATACGCCCAGGCAACTGGTAGAAGTATTGAAGATGTATCAAACGCTTTAACCAATGGAGAAATCAGTGCCGAGGATTTTGTGAATACAGTAACCACAGCCATGATGGAAGGAACGAATGGCGTTACTAATATATCAGGAGCGGCAAAAGAAGCTGGTGAATCATGGTCCGGTGCATTTGCCAATATGGGAGCAGCTGCAGCACGTGGTGTGACCGCAATCATTGAAGCAATTGACAGAATGTTATCCAATAATGGATTACCAACGATGCGTGAAATGGTTGGTAATTTTGGTTCTTTTATGGAGTCTACAATGTCAACTGCGGCCGCGGTTATAGAACCTGTGGGTAATGCTTTATTTTGGTTGCTAGAACCACTTAAACCCCTATTAGGATTGATGAAACCTTTGATTCCTGTTATCGGAGCTACTGTGGCGGCATTTGCAGGGATGATGATAGTAAAATCGCTTGGAACAGCTATGGTTGCTTTTGGAGCAACATTGATGGGTATTCCTGTAATTCAGGCTGCTGTCACAGCGGCTACCGCAGCAACTTCACTAGCCATGGCAACATTCGGAGGAACTGCAGCAGCAACCGGAACAGCATTAATAGGATTTAGGAGCGCTGTCCTAGGTTTGAGAGCGGCAATGCTTGCGTTAATGGGACCTGTTGGTTGGATTATCACTTTAGGGGCAGGTGTAGTTGCTGGAGCAATTGCTATTTGGAATGTTTTTGATACAACCTCGGAAGAAACCGAGCGCTTAAAAGACGAAACTGAAGCATTGGGAGAATCTACTGATTCACTAGTAGACTCTATGAACGAAAGTGCGGGCGCGTATAAAGATAGAGTTAATGATATCAAAGCAACTCATTCAGCGAATAATGAACTTTTGGGGACCGTTGAAGAACTATCAGATAAGGAAAATAAATCGGCAGAAGACAAACGCAATATTAGCATGGCAGTAGAACAGTTGAATGAAAATGTAGATGGGTTGAATGCTTCTTACAACGAGGAAGCTGATATGTTAAGCGAATCTACTGAAAAAATGCAGGCTCGTATCGACCTGATGGCGGAGCAAGACAAAGGCAACGCTGCACAAGAGCGTCTAACAGAAATTTTGAAAGAACAACAAGATGTAGAATTGCAATTAGAAGAAACTGCGGCGTTGCGTAAGGAATGGAATAAACAGCTAGACCAAGGCGGAAAAGATGCTAGAGAAGCCAGAAAAGGAATAGAAGAATTAGACGAACAAGAACAAAACTTAATGGCTACTCTTGATACACTTGAAATCCAGTATGAGACTACTCATAAACAATACGTTGAATCCAGTCAAAATGCTAGAGACATCATCACAGATAATAATCAAGACATTATTATATCTTATGAGGATTTAGAAGGAAAAGCACAAGAAGCATTTGATTCACTAGCTGATAAATATGGCGAATTAAAAGATGCTGCAACTGATGCATTTACTCAAATCGAAGACGAAACCGAACACACCATGGACAGTATGATTGAAACCATGCAGCACAACCAAGATATGGTGGAGCAATGGGGAGAAAATCAAGGTCGTTTAATGGAGTGGGCTGGTCAAAACGGATACGAAAGTTTTATCCCTTTTATTGAGGATATGGGAATCGACCAAGCGGCAGTATTACAGGAAATGGTCAATGACCTTGACGAAACCAACGGTACTAGTGGAGAAAAATTAGAAACATTAGCTGAAACCTATCAAGAAGGTGGAGAACTTTCTTCTAATGCTCTTAAAGATGCTTTAGGAGAAGGGTTTGATGAAGTAATCGACTTAATGACAACTCTTGTCGAACGCATGGAAACGATCCTCCGTACTCAAATCAATGAAGCTGACTGGGAGCAATATGGAATTGTGCCTCCGACTGAATTTGCTGAAGGATTTGATGCTGGTATCCCTTATTTGGAAAGCCAAGCAGAGATGGTTGCTGACACTGGTTATACAGGTTTAAGTTTAGCTTTAGGTAACTATGATTTTGAAACATTAGGAGAAAAACCTCCAATCGATATATCAACCGGCATGGGCACAGGATCGCCGTATGTCGAAATGGCATCAAGAGGATTAGGGAGAACTCCTGGTGAAGAAATATCAACAGAAATAGAAGGAACTCCTTTCGAAGAATACGGAAGAAGCACAGGAACCAGAACAAGCACAGGTATTGTAGAAAGCTCAGGGTCAGCGCGAGGTGCCGCAGGTAATTTAACAAGTGGCGTAGAATCCGAGTTTGAAACTAACCTCACATCATCAAGATATATTCAATACGGTAGCAATGTAGGCCAAGGGACTGGAACCGGAATCGACGGAAGTAAAGAAACAGCAACATCCGCAGCGAGTAGCTTGACTAGCAATGTAGATAGCGAAGTATCCAGCGGTATGGATCAATCACGGTATGAAGGATATGGAAGAAATGTCGGGCAAGGTCTTGCAGGCGGGATTCTATCAATGATGGACACAGTATCAAGCGCGGTGCGAAGCGTAACATCTGGTGCATCCTTAGCAGCCACAGGGTCCCTTGGTATACAAAGCCCATCAACTGTGTTTTTTGGGTACGGTCAATTTGTCTCACAAGGTTTAGGTAACGGGATTTTAGATGGACAATTAGGGGTAGTTAGCGCTATAACAGCTATGACCGCAGCTATGATTAACCGAACTAGCACTGGCATGCAAAACCTTAACAACATCACCCGAAGTGGTGTGTCAAATATGGGCGTAAATATGAATCGTTTGCCTGGTTTAGCACAAACGGCTATGAGTGGTTTTCAAGGCAGATTAAGCGCTGGTGCTTCGATTAGCCAAGGAATCATGTCAAGGTTATCTAGTGGTATGGTGTCACCGTTTAGAGGACTACGCGGGTCCTTGGCTGGTGTTGGTTCTAGTGCTATGTCCGGTCTTCAAGGCGGGTTGAATGGTGGAGTTGGACGAGTAATGTCCACTGCACGCAGTATCGCAAGTCGCGTTGCCTCAACTATGCGTAGCGCGTTGAAAATCAACTCTCCATCACATGTTATGAGAGATGATGTTGGGCGTTGGATCCCAGAGGGTATTGCCGTTGGAATCGAACAATATGCTGGTAAGGTGTATAGCATTATGGACGCGATGGCTGATTATGTGTCGTCTCCGTTTGATGTAGCAACCCCGCAATTTGATATTGCTGGACAAGTTGCTAATACCAATGCGCAAATTAATTCAAGAATCAATCATGAAATGAGCCAGCAGGGAGATTACCACAGACAGCCAATAGAAATAAATATTTACGATAACAAAGAGGCGGTAAGAGCCTATGTGAACGAAGAAAATGCTGTAGATGCAGTGATAAGGAGGTTTTAGACGGTGGATGCGCAAATTATAAGGAAAAATGGAGATGCTTTTAACTTCGAGGATTTCGGTGTAATAGTTAAAGACTTTATCGTGTCATCCATCGAAATTAATCCGCAGTATGAAAATCCAGAAGGCTCTGACAAACAGATTGATTACGGTTCTGCTTACGGAAAGCGAACTATTCGTATACCTTTTGTAGCAAGAGGAAAAGATTATCACGACTATCCATTGCTACGAGACTTGCTTTTTGAAAAAGTTTTAGATAAAGAATCATATTACATTCGAGAGCGTAGGCGAGCGAAAAAACTTGCTTACGCTTTTGTTGATCCAAACGAACCTGCAAAGATGGATGAGTCAACGAATAATCAATTTGTGGGTGGAAAAAGGTATCTGGTTAGATTACAGAACACTTTTGAATTGGAACAGATGATTTATGATGGTGAAGGTGAATTGGTTTATGAAACAACTGAGCTCCCCTTTGCCGAATCAATAGGAACTACTGCTGACATCAATCGTGATGGAATAAATTATAATTCAGAGATATGGGGTTATGGAATGGGTCTGACTTTAGAATATATGCAGCCAGATCAATTCGATCAATCTATAACCTATAATATAGAAGCTAAAGTTGATAATCCGTTTTGGATTTATAATGCGGGTAACGTAGGGGTTCATCCGTTTGAACAAGACTTAAAAATTACTTTTAGAGACATTATTAACAGTGATGGGAGAGTACAACTCAGAAATCAAACTAACCAAGATTACATCAGAATAAATGATGATAATTTATCTAGATCGGATGTATATATTTTTGACGGTCCTAACGTAACCAAAAATGGTTTAAATGCTTTTCATGATACAGGAAGGACATTTATTAGTATGAATCCTGGGTGGAATAGGTTTCAACTTTATTATTGTGATAGTGCAACAATTGAATATGATTTTAGATATTACTATAAATGAGGTGACATAGTGGAGTTAAACAGGACGCAGGTTGGTTTAGATAGAAATGCTAGGAACAACGAAAATAAAAATTGGGAACTGCTTGAAAGAGGGACCACTAATTTACAAACACAGTTAAACGATATGGTTCTTGATGCAGGAGAGAGTGATCAAGAAGTAGCTCAAGCTAGAGGCGGGCATAGAGTTTTAAATGAGAGACTTAACGCAGCAGATGCAATATCAGCAACAAAAGCTAATCGTGATTATGTCGACGAACGATTATCAAGAATGGCAAGTGGATCACCTAAAGAAGTAATGTCAACAATAGAAGATCTACAAAGTAAATACCCTAACGGTGAAGATGGAATATTTTTAGTAGAGGAAACCGGACATTGGTACTACTGGAATAATGGGACAAATCAGTGGACGGATGGAGGGTTGTACCAAAGTACTGGTATATCTGATAGGTCAGTAAATCTCAATAAGTTAGGGGGTGATGTATTGACATCAATTTTTAACGAAACTGTAAACGGGATGGATTTAACGTGGAGATTAGGTCATTTAAATCGTGAGGATGGAACGCCGATCTTATCAAATAAGACCAGAATCAGAAGTGTGGAATATGTTTATCTAGATAGAGGGGTTATAAGGTTAGTTGATTATTCAAATTTAAAATTTATGGTTTTTTGGTTTAGTCAATCAAGAGAAGATTCGTTTATCAGTGCAACTGATTGGTTGCATGAAGATTTTATCGTTGAAGAATCTGGATGGTACAGGTTGAATATAGCGTATAATGACGATGAAGAAATTAATGAAAATGAAATCGATGTTATGGGTAGCATGTCAAGAATGCATAAAACAAGAGGCAGTGAATCTCATGTCAAAAAGTCAACCATAATGGAGTATAAATACTATGACGGAGTTGCACCAGGAGAAAGAACTGAAATGACCATTTTTAATGGTTATACAGAAATAGATAGTTTGGAGTGGCAATCTGATACTCCTAACGCATTATGGTTATTCGTTGAAGTTATGAAAAACGGAAGTTGGGAGGTATACAACAGAACAATTAATAGAAGTACAAGTTTAGGTTCTGTTGAGCATCCTAAAAATGTTGTGGACTTAGGATCAAGTATGTGGGATATATTGCATTACGATATGGAATCAAATGAAAGGTTTTTTAAACTTGCATTGCGCAAGCCGATAGTTGCTCCAGAAGGATTAAGGATATTTTTTGAAAACAGGTCAATAGAAAATCGAACCTACAAAGGCGGATTTGTGATAAGAGGTTCTCAATCATGATTCTATTTAACGAGATAAAAGGGTGGTACTGCGAAAATCAAGGGTATCAGCACTACCTTGATAACCATCTACAAATTGATGGGTGGGAAATTGAGGACTTAGGAGAAAGTTCTACATCCTCAATGCATGTTTATGGATTGCACAGGGATTTAGATACAAAAAAACCGATTATTTATTTGCAATCAGGAATACACGGGAATGAATTTCCTCCTGTGTTCTTCTCTAGAAGATTTGCTGAGTGGATAAGTAGACCTGAAAAAGCACCTGGTGATACTAAACACTTATTTGAATATCTCAAAAATAAATATGCATTCTATTGGATACCAATAGCTAACCCATATGGATACGAACATCAGACAAGGGATAATGAGTTTATGAATATAAATGTTGATTTTCAAGACGAAACTCAAAAGGAAACATTGATTATAAAAAAATTGAATGAAAGAATCAAACCAGTAATCAGTATTGATTGCCACAACTGGGAGCGAGATAATTCCACCCCTTGTCATAAAATGGCGATTTATCAAGATGGATATCGAAATAAATTTTTTCACAGGGAAATATCGAATAATGCGTTAAAGTCATTATCACTCATTAGCAATGAAAATGTTATGGAGTATCCTTTTAATGATCATGGAGGCAGACATTTTCACGTTTGGTCAGGGGCGCAAAAAGGTATAAATGGCCAGTATGTTGTATCGTGGCTAATAGAAACATCTAGGATGAGAACACCAGAAGTGCAAACAAGAGAAGGAATCAATGCAATGCTTGTATTTTGCTTGCAATCCGACGTATGGCTGTTTAAAAGTATCCAAAACCCTACTTTAATCGATATTATGTGATAAAAATTAAATACCTAGTGATTATTTGATTAATATAGGATATAATTCCCTTATTAGGAGGGAATTACGGTGATTTTGAAAAAAATAACGATTAAAGGATTATCTAAAGCAACAGGAATTAAGCCATATATGACAAGGAAAGCCGTAAAAGTATTTTGGGCTGATTTCAGAAAAGAAAAAAGGTTAAGTTTTAAGAAAAAAATCTGGGCGTACAAAAGAGGGTTTACATCAGCAAAAGTTTCCGATTACGGACTAAATGATGAAAATTATAGAAATTATTTATCGGACCTAGATTATTATAGGTTGTTCCCATTAAATAACGAATATGTGAAGTGGATTAATGATAAATTGACTACTAAGTATATTTTAAGTAGGTATAATGAGTATCAACCACAGTATTACTATAATTTAAATAAAAATAAGATAATCCCAATGATGGATTCTATCGACAAAGAAACGAGTTCGGTAGAATCAATTGTTAATTTGCTAAAGAAAAAAGGTATCCTTGCTCTAAAACAAGAAGCAGGATCTTTAGGTGCGGGTTTTTACAAGTTGGAATGTATTGATAACCATTTTTTTGCTAATGGAAAACAGATCGAAGAGAATGATTTGATCAATTTAATAAAATCTTTGGATGGATATCTAGTGACTGAATTTTTGAAAGCGCACAAAGATATCGATTTAATTCATCCGGGTACAGCAAACTCTATAAGAGTTATGGTAATAAAAGACGGAAACAAACCAGCGAAAACAGCGAATGCCTTTATAAGATTTGGAACAAGTGAAACTAAAGGGGTTGACAATGCATCGGCGGGAGGTTTGTTCTCGCTTGTGGATATTAATAACGGTTATTTTGAAAAAGGATACCGAAAAATAAATGGGGAGCTTTCCGAATATAAACTTCACCCAGACACAGAAGCTCTTATAAAAGGACAGTTGCCTGATTGGTCTTCAATAATCCAAAAACTAGAAGAAATAACTGATTATATTGGACAATTATCGTGGTTAGGGTTCGATGTAGTAATTACAGATGATGGTTTTAAGATATTAGAGATTAACTCACACCAAGATATTAGCTGGTATCAGTATTCTTACCCTTTGTTAAAGGACAATCCGGCATCAGATTTTTTGAATTTGAAATTGAAAGAAAAATAGTGGTTGGAGATGAAAAAATAAAATGGAACCTAAAAAACGCCGTTTAGTAGATAACGATTTATTTTTTGCTGGAGCTATAATTTTGTCATTGTCAATGTTAACGTTATTTATTGTTATAGTGTTTAAAACGAATTCTTAAAGAGGAAAAGAATTTATATAGACTAAAGTTCATACAAAAAGACATCTCAATTGAGATGTCTTTTTGTATGAGAAAAGAGGTGATATTTTTGTACCTAATAGACCTAGAAGGCGAAGAATATCCAGCTCAGATAACCTACACTTGGGAAGCTGAGATAAACAGTAAACCAATAGTGACAGCTGAAATCGAAGCAACCAAAGTCAATTTGTTGTATCTGCATGATCTAACTGAAATGTGGACCTTAGTCCTTGAGGACATTGAATATAAGATTAAATTCCTTAAGAAACAAGGGAAAGGTAATAAATTAAGAGCAACTGTAAAAGCAATACCGTTGTTTTTTGATGACTTTGACTCTTTGCGCATCTATGAACGGTATGACCGCCATATGACTGCGCATTTTTATTTCTCTTTGCTGTTTGAAGATACCAAGTACGATTTTGTTCTAAACGGTACCTTTGAAGCTCAGCAGTGGGAGGGTGCGGGTGAAGGAAAAACGTATTTGAAAATGTTTGAAGAAGGGTTAAACCGATATAGAGGTGAGTTTCGAATAGTAGGCAATACTGTATTCATTGAAAACTTTATCGGAATTGATTCACAAGCTAGATACGAGCATCGTCTTAATGCATCTAATATAGTAGAAGAAATTGATGCTAATGAGTTATACACCTTCGCTAGGGGATATGGAGATTATGGGGATGGCGAAGGCGGAGAAGATTGGCAAGATGCTAATTTAATTCGCGAATACACATCTCCATTATCTAGAATTCCGGGAATCGGCATTCGTCACGCTCCTCCTATAAAAAACGGTAACATTCGTACAACGGAATTTATGGATGAACAATTGAAGATACGAGTTGACGAATCTCTAAAAATAAGCGTGACAGCAACTATACACGACTTACGGGAACAAGGATACCCGATTGCCCAATCAGGTTTGGGCGACCGGGTATTTTTAATTGATAGACGCATCGGATTTGATGAAGAGATACGTGTTGCTTCTAAAATGATAAAAAAGCGATGGGATGGAAAAGTTATTGATGCATCCTATACCTTCGGCACACCAGGATTGGTTAAGAGGCATCAAGCTAATCTGAATGCTGCTGCGCAGAATATCTCTGACCTACTGAATGGAGATATCAAATTACAGTACAGCGTGCTTCCTAACGCTGTTCAAGAGGTAACGGATATCATCAAAGGTAATACGGATAGTGTCTTTAGATATATGCAGAATGGCGTTATCGGCTGGAATGGAGACAACCCAAATTACATGACTAGATATGTTGGTGATGCGATTGGTTTCTCCAGAGATGGCGGAGGAACATTTGAAGTTGCTATGACAGCAGAGGGCGGGATAGTCGCTGATGTAATTCGTTCCGGCGCTATGCTTGCCGACAGAATAGCCGGTGGTATTCTCACAAGTTTAAACAGAAACACTACATTTAATATGAACACCGGTGAGTTGGAAATGGAAAGGGCGTATTTCACTCTTGGTAGTGGTGCGAGAATTAATTTTACTTCTGTGGGTAACAGAATCCAATACCGCGACACAAAGGACGGCGTCGTTCGTTCTGCGGGCTTCGGTGTCGGTAAATCTCTATTGGATTATCCGTTTGCCTACTCCGGCACGACAGGTGCTGCTGATTTAGACACTCTGTCAGAATATTATAGTGGCGCAATTTGGAATACAACCAGAGCAATCGCGGAAGGTGCAGCAAATAGTATTAGTGGCGGAAGGTTTCGATATCAAAATAAAGCTACGAATTGGGATAAATCGCTTACCATTGATTTCACAGAAAGTATTTCCACAATTTTTCCTTTATCACATGGAGACTATGATTTTGGTAAACCTAACCTAAGATTTAGAAGAATGTATGTAGATAATATCTTGGGATGGAGAACTGTATACATTACAAATCCTACAGCTAATAGAGGGTTTGCAATTGATACCGATTATGTTGATGGTCACAATCCTTCAATTTACGGACAATACCCATCGGAGAACAATTATAATGTGGGCCGTAGCGACAGATATCTATCTTACGTATATACGAATACTATTTACGCTAACCATATTTACGGAACAGTAGAAGGTCCTTCTGCACGAAGGCTTAAAAAGAATGAAGGAATAATTTCTTTGGAGGACAGCCTTGAATTTATCCGCAATGCCAAGATAGTAACTTTTGACTGGCGCCGGGATGAGAGTATGAAATTCAATAAAGACAAACCTCAGACCGTTTATGACAGGCAAGTCGGATTTATCATTGATGATCTTAAAATGAAAAATGATTACTTGATTAAAAAAGATGATGAAACAATTAAGAAAGACAATATTATGTTTATTCAGCAACATGTTCTACAGAATTTATTACAGAGGGTAGAGGTGCTAGAAAATGGAACAGAAACAGCCTAATAAAGATTACATTAACCATTCCTTAGTAAATCAATTAGCAGAAGCATCAATGAAAATAGCTGAAAGGGATGCAACTATAACAGAGTTGTATCAAGAAAATACAGATTTAAACAAGGAACTGGAAGAATTAAGACAGCAGCAGATTGATGAAATGGATAAAGCTGCTGAGCAACCAAAGAAAAAATAGGAGGGTCAACATGCCAAAATTAGAGAGTTTAAATGGCAATACAGTGTTTATCTTAGATACTGGAGAAATGAAAATATGTAATTGTGAATTTAAAAACGCTGAATAAGCGTTATTTTTTATGGGGTTAGCACATCGCTAGCCTCTTTTTAACATCTGAATGTCAGGGGGTCGAGAATGGACACAACACAGAAGGAAGTGGAGGACATGGAAAAGTTTATGAATGTCCTGATGGAAGTCAAGGTGTCGCTAGCCAAACAGGATGGGAAACTAGACAGCTTGTTAGATATGAAAGAGCGAATAAACGAAACTTACGACATCGCTAAAGGCGCAAGAAACAAAGGAGCTGAGTTAGAAAAAGACATCCGTGAGATTAAAGAAGAAATGAAGGATAAAGCTAACATCGATGATGTCGAAAAAGAAGTTAAACGTAGAGAAAATGTATTGAATAACTTACCGTCATGGCTTGCCTTAGGGATTAGCCTGGCGGTATTTTTCTTGACTTATGTAATCAATAGCTAAAAGGAGAGGATAATATGCAACAAGCAATTACAAGGTTAGCGGTATTAGCAGTTTTACTATTAAACCAGGTACTGGTGACATTCGGATGGAATCCACTTCCGTTCAGTGAAGAACAAATTTATGAAGGTGTGTCTGCGGTTGTTTTAGCAGTGGTGGCTGTCTATACGTGGTGGAAAAACAACAGTGTTACTAAGGAAGCCCAGGAGGCAGACCGAATCTTAAAAGCATCAAAAGATGATAAAGCAAGATGGAAATAAAGAGTAGCTGCGGCTGCTCTTTTTTAATTTATAAGGAGGTTTTATGATGACACATTTATTTATTGCAGGTCATGGAACGTTAGCTAACGGGAAATTTGATCCAGGCGCAACTGGGATTATCTCCAAAGGCGAGCATCGGTACATGAAGGAAGATTTATTCCCTGCTATTAAGCGTCATTTGCCTAAGGGGCATGACATTGTATTTTTCGATAGTTATAGTGTCGTGAGCCGAGGGAATCTAGCTGCACTTGTGAAGCAGTATGGAGCTGACCAGGTAACAGAGTTCCATTATGACGCAGCGACTGCATCTGCAAGAGGCGGCCATGTCATTATCCATAGCGCGTACAGCCCGGATAAAACGGATTTAGCTTTGCGGGACGCTATTAAATCTATGGTAGGTGTGAGGTATAGCCATAAAGGGTATTCAGGCATCAGTGGACGATCCAATTTAGGGAATGTAAACAGAGCAAGAAATAATAACATCACGTACCGATTAATTGAGCTTGGCTTTGGAACGAACAAGACAGATGCAGATATTATGGTTAATCAAGTGGACGAATACGCCAAGGCGATTATTAAAGCCGTTGGAGTCAGTCCGACATCATCTAGTGGTTCATCTGGCTCTAGTAGTTCTGGCAGTTCAAGTGGTTCTGGTTCATCCAGCAGCACATCTTCCAGTGGTGTTCAATGGGTCGGTACAGATGACAAAGGTAAGTGTATCGAAGCTATCGCCCCAAGCGTTAACTACTATGATACGCAGCGCTGGACGAATCCATCTGGAAGCTTTAAAAAAGGCGAGGGCTGGATTGTAGATAATCTTTACCGTGTCAACGGCAGTCTGCAGTATCGTGTTCAAAATTCTAATGGCGACCTGTACTACATTACAGCCCGTAAAGACCTGGTGCGAATTGTTGACGGTACTTCCAAGGGCAGCACTTCAAGTAGTTCCGGCAGAAGCGTATCAAAAGGTAGCCGAGTAACTGCAAAGCGCTTATATACTACATCTGCAAGCACTAAAAATGTGCGTAGCACTCCAATCAGTGGAATAGTAGATACTGTCAATAATTCCTGGCGAAATGAGATCCGTTTAAAGAATAGCAGGGGTAATTATATCGGTTTTACACGCAGGCAAGATTTACAGTAATTAAAAAGCCCTCACGTTTGTGGGGGCTTTCCTTTAATCTTTAGGCGCACTTGGATTTTCCTGGCGCTTATCAATTACCCAGCTTTTGCCGATTTTAACGGCATCAATTTTTCCCTCTGCACAGAGGTTTTTAATATACCCCTCTGAAATCCCCCAGTATTCGCTGGCGTGTTTAGAGCTCATCAGGTTACTTAATAATCCCCGTTGGCGGTGAGACTGTAAGATAAACTGCTCTTTATCTTCAATACCTTCGTTGGTAAAATCTTCTTCATCCATATCTGCTATGATGTCACCGAGTATATCCATCAACACCCAATCATTATCCGTAAAACTATTTTGGTACTGCATTAAATTTTCATGGATAAGTTGGACAGCCTTAGCAGGGTTCTTTTTTAATTTTTCTTGATACAATGCTGACACTGAACGTCTTTCTTCTTCGAAGACCCTTTCTCCTAGTATATTAGCGATGCCTAGGAACCTACCGAAATCCTTGTCGCGTTTAGCCATGGAATAGCACCTCCGCAAAGTTATAGTCAGCTTCAATTTGTAGCTTATCATATCCTTGCTCAAACATATCTTTCTTCATTTCAGCTAATTCTCTAATAGTGCTTGCAGCATACGTTTCATTCGGCTCAAAAAGATCATCTTTGCTTACTACATATACGACATGATCATCATGATACGTTGGGATGTCAAACACGTCGCACCATACTGATCCGTCCTTTAGATCTGCAAAAATTACTGCACCGTCCTGTGTCATATCAAAATCCTTTTTAGCCTGTTCGATTCCTTTAAACATAATATCCATCTCCTTTTTTATATGCGTTATCGCATGTCTTGTTTATAATATACTATATGCGTTATCGCATGTCAACACATTTATTAAAACTTTTTTTGAAAAATAAATAAACGCCCGCAAAGCAGGCGCTCACTTGAGTTTATCGTACCATTCCAGCACGTCCATAAACTCTATATTACGTATCTGATCTATTGTGCAGCTGGTCTTACGGCCGTCTATAACTTTTAAAAATATCTTCCCGCTGTTATACCCTGCAACCTTGCATTGTACGTCTTTGTAATATTGTCCGTTACGTATAGTGTTTGCTTGGATTGCTACGGGCAGATCCTTAACATAAGCTTTATGCAGCACTTGAGATATTTCCTCTATCGTCATTTCTTCTTTAGGTTGCACTTCCTGGAATTCTTTTTTCATCATTTCTTTAGTGGCTTCGGTTTGATCAGTCAGGATCATTCCTTGCCACTTTTTAATTCCACGGTCTTTATATCCGTACATTTCTGGAGTGACACGGGTAATAGAATAACATTCCACTTCAATTCATCCTCCTTGCTAAAAAATAATAGTACACTTGTTCTTGTTTTGTATATGTTATATGGTATAATGAGAACAAACATTCGTCAAACGCCAATTTTTGGAGGGATAATTATGATTGGATTTTTAACAAATGCCAAGGTTGGGAAAGAGAAAATCATGATATATTATATTGATTCCAAGGGTGAAGTTAGTCAAAGGATTATTAGAGTTGTGGAAATGGATGAGAAAAGGGTGCTGGCATATTGTTATTATCGTAAACAGGTGCGAAGCTTTAAGTTAGAAAATATCCTGTCATGTGGTCAAGTAAAAAGGAGTGTTGGAGCTTAATGCAAAAACCAGTATTGGATTTAGATCAATTAGAACTTAACGGGATTAGAATATATGATGCGTATAAAGAGGGAAAAGCAGTATGGATAAAGTATTTTAATGAGGGGACTTTTAAAGAAATTGTTTGCCATATTGATGAACCAATCGATATATGGGATATGGTTATAAAATGCTCGAATGATGGCGGTGTAGTAGATATCCCTTTTAATTGGATAGTGCAAGTAGATACTTTATAAAAAAGCAAACAAAATCATATACCTATGTTATAATCAAGAGGTATGAGGTTTATCTCGTATTTTTTATAATTCCTTATTGGCGCTCTTTGTGGGCGTCCTTTTTAATTACGAAACAAAAGAGAGGGGATACCTCTCTTTTAATAGATGTAAACCGTTGTCATCATTATTGATTTCGCTCTTGACATCATATAGAATAACATCAAAAGATGTTTCAAATATTTGGATTATGGGAATTTCCATTGTATCTTGTTTTATTTTCATCTTAATTAGTATAGAATAAAAAGTGGCTAATGGTTAATTGATTTTTTGCAACAATTCTAGCAACATAAACAGAACATGAAGTCTGTTGAAAAAACTGTGGATAAGTTAACGCAAATTACAAACAATATACAAAAAACCTGTCCAAGTCAATAAAATCAACGATAACAACTTACAGGTGGTATAAATTTTTAGAATTTAACCACCTCGTCAAACCGTTGATCTTAAAAGGCTAAGCAACCAGAAGTAACTGAAAAATATCAAAAACAAGCGTCGTAATATACACTAAATATACGTTTAATATACAAGCTAAATAACTAATTTATCAATCGTATCAATTAGTTGTTTGATGTTTTTGTGGGTATATGTCTTTTCAGTGATATCGCCAGTAGCATGTCCGAGAATCCTTTT